TTTCAGCAGCCGCGCAGGCCGCGCTGAATGCAGCTCAGAAGGCCGGGAAGTCTCCCGCTGCCGCCGCTCTCGCGGCTCGTAGCGCGGGGATGAACGCCCTGTACGGGCTGGGCACTCCCGCGAAGGCCGCTCCCGTCTCGGTTCGTCCGCAGACGAAGACGGCCGCACCGGCCCCGAAGACACCCGCGGCGAAGATCGTCGCGAACGCATACACCAACGGCTCGAAGAAGAAGGGGTAACGCATGAGCGGACACGATCCGAACGACCCCAACTTCAACCAGGGCTTCCAGCGGTCGCAGCAGTTCACGCCCGGCGTGAGCCCGCCCGGCCCCACCCCAGGGGGCCGCGACACCGTCGTGCACCTGATGCCGAACGTGCGTCTGAACAGCGGTCACGCGGCCATGACGATGCAGCAGGTCCGTTCGATGCAGCAGTTCCTGATGAACCACGGCTTCAACGTGGCGCAGGACGGCGTCTTCGGCCCGCAGACGAAGGCAGCCGCGCTCGCCTTCCGCGCCAACCACAAGGGCGGCGAAGCGTTCAACGCGAAGCACGGCACCGGCACGTATACCGGCGGTCCGGCGGGGGTCACTCCGCACGGCACGGCCGCGGACACTCCGGCTCCGACTCGCACGCTCGCGGGAGCTGCACCTCCGGGTGGGGTCGACGCTGGTTCGGCGATCAACACGCTCCTCCAGTCGCTGCTCTCGCAGGGCGGCGCGGTCGGCAGTACGTTCGATCCCGGCTACTACGGTGACGCCGCGGCAGCTCCGCAGAATGCGGTCGCCGCAGCGCTCGCCAAGCAGGTCGCGGCGAACCCTGGGCAGGAGAAGCAGAACCAGGCGGACATCTCCAACTGGTACGGCCTCGATCCGAACGACCCCAACTTCAAGCTCTCCGTACTCGGACGGCTGAAGACGGCGGCGGGTCGCGACCAGGCCGCGGCTACCGGCGCAGCGACGAACGATTCGGCGCTCGCACAGGCGCTCGCCAGCTCTGTCGGCGGCTCGGCCAACGACGGCTCGGGTCAGATCGCAGCAGCGGGGGAGAACGCAGCGGGGACAGCGAACGCGCTCGGCGCTGCTTCAGCGCAGTACGCGAGCGACATGAACCCCCTGATCGCGGCCGAGGCTCGTAGCAAGTCGGTCGACGAGAAGGGCACGAACTCGAAGGCGCTCCAGGCGCTCCAGGACTCGCTCGCTCAAGCGCGCGGCCAGGCGGCGGCGGATCGCGCGGGAGCTGTCGGCACCGTCACCGACAAGAACAACTCGATCCTCCAGCAGAGGTTCGCGAACAAGGGCAACCTGCTCAGCACGCTCACGCAGCTTGCCGCGGTAGACCCGCAGTCGCAGATGCTGAAGGACGCGCTCACTCAGGCGAAGATCAAAAAGACGAACGCAGAGACGAACAAGATCGTCAGCGGCAAGACGACCGCCGGACACGTCTTCAAGATCGACGTGGGCAAGGCCGCGGGCGGGATCGCCCGGAACCTCGGCTACACCGACGGCGGGACTGGTACGGGTGTGGCGATGGTTCCGACCGCTGACCACCAGCGGCTCGCGAACCAGATCGGCGCGTTCCTACGCTCGCAGGGCTTCAAGCCCGGCGACGGCCAGTTCAAACACATCGGCGACGCTCTGCTCTCCACGTTCGTCGACCAGCACGGCAGGCCGATCCAGGCCCCGCCGGACTGGCAGATCTAGCACTGACTCAGAACGCCACGAGGTACGCAGTGGTCGTGGTGGTGAGTGGCGACAAACGCCGCGACCACCACGGCTACTGCCAGTAGAGCAACGGACCCAGCGAGCCATCTCACGACCAGCACGATACCTGACGGGAGGTGACTATGGGCGGTGTTCTCAGCGGCAGCAAGGGAAGCGGCGGGGGCGTACTAGGCGGGGGAGGTAAGTCTCCGGGCCACTCGCACGGGGTCTTCGGCCTCATCAAGAACTTCGGGCACGACGTAGCGGACGCGGTCACCGCGCTACCGACCGGGCTCGTGATGACCGCCGAGCATCCGATCCGCTCGGGCAAGTTGATGGCGCGCGCTACCTGGCAGGACTGGAAGCCGCTCGCCGAAGGTCACCCCGTCCAGTTCCTCCACCAGACTTACGACCACCCGCTCGCTCCGCTGCTCGATGTCGCCTCGGTGTTCTCCGCAGGCGCGGGCATCAGCGCGAAGATCGGAGCGGGCCTCAGCGAGGCGGGGATGGGCGGCAGGCTCGCCGAGTCCGCCGCAGCGCTCGGCAGGCGCACGTCGCGCGTGGTCGAAGACACACGGGCCGCTGACACTGGCGTGGCGCGCGTCCCGATGATGAAGCACTACGGCAGCAACGCGGGCTCGAACCTGCGCCGCCAGCTCGCGAACCGCGCGCTGCTCCACCTGGAGCCGCACCTCCCCGCGTGGTTCAAGCAGAGCGAGCGGCAGGGGCGTCTCTACGAGAAGCTCGCCAACGTCGAGAAGGCGCACCGCGGGCTCGCACTGCGCGAGTCGATGAGCGGCGCGATGACGGCGCACAACTTCCAGATCCAGGCCGCCGTCAAGGCAGGCCACGCGCTCGAAGACCCCTCGATCCAACACATCCTCCAGCCGGAGATCCTGAACTGGAACCACGAGGGCATCAAGCTGCACGCCTTCGACCACCCAGCCGACCAACCGCTCCATCATGAGTTCGCCTACCTCGGCAAGGACGGGATCGTCAAGCCGAAGCTCGCATACCGCAAGGGCGAGACGATGGCGCAGCGGATGGAGACGCTCGGCCGCGAGGTCACCGTCGACAAGCCGCAGGCCGCACACCTCGGCCGCAAGCCGGGCACCGTGCTCGTCGTGCGCCGGGGCGTCCTTCACGACCTCGGGAACGAGGGCAAGAACAGCGCCCACTTCCTCACGAAGCTGTACCAGAACCCCGTCAAGATCTGGAAGCGCGTGCAGGTCGGCTATGCGCCCCGCGTCGTCACGAACAACGCGGTCGGCAACTGGACGATGTACGCGATGCGTCAGGCCGGTCACGGCTCGGCGCGCGGCGTGCTCGACGCAGTCCGCTACGCGCACGGCGACAGGGCGGCGATGACCGCATTCAAGGAGATGCATAAGCACGTCCTCGACACGCAGGGCGTCGAAGCGTCGGCCAAGTTCACAGCGATGGCGCACCCCGCGCTTGCGCACACGGTCGACGAGGCCGCGCTGACCAAGGCGTTCGGTGCGCACGCGGCGAAGGCTGTGGCGCGTCCGGCGAACTGGCGGAAGAAGCACTTTGCCGACGAGCTGGGCAACACCTTCGGGAACGTGCTGGAGGCTGACCAGAACGCGGGCAAGTTCAAGACGGCGTACCAGCGGGGTCTCTACCCGCTCGTCCACCGCATCGCCGACAAGCCGGTGCGCGAGGCAGCATTGTCGTCCTTCCTGCGCAAGTCGCCGGAGGTCAAGAGCTTCCTCAAGACGCATCCGGGCACGAGCATCGACAGCGCCATCGACCAGGTTCTGACCAAGCACCCCGACCTCCGCGGTGCTGCGGTCGAGCACGTCCGCTCCATCGCGGGCGACTACGTCGCGAAGAACGCGGCCGAGCACCTGGTGCAGAACATCGTGCCGTTCTACCTCTGGGACAAGCACATCGTCAAGCACTTCTCGAACCTGGTGAAGGACAAGCCGGGCCGGGTCGCGATGATGCAGCAGCTCTCGCAGATGGGCGGCCAGGAGCGCGACAAGATGCTGGGGAAGATCCCCGACTTCCTGTCCTCGGCGCTGCCGCTGTCCCTGTTCGGGATGCACGACCACAACGGCCGCACGCCGCTCCTACTGACCAACGGCCTGAACCCGTACTCGACCGAGGGCGACCTCGCGAAGACGGCGCTCGGGCTCACCACCGGCAACGGTGCGACGACCGGCTCGGACGTGGCGGGGCAGATCAACCCGATCCTCCGCGGCGTGGTCGAGCAGCTCAGCGGCCACAAGCTCGGCTCACAGGCCCCGGCCTCGACGCTCGGCGGGGTGCTCCCGTCCGTGTTGGCGAACACCGTCACCGGCACGACCTACGGCACGCTCATCAAGCGCGCCATCGAGGGCACGCCGAAGCCGAAGGTCCAGCCGAACGGGACGAGCAAGCCGTTCCTCTACGAGAAGACCCCGCAGGAGTCAGTCGCGGGCCTCTTCGGGATCCCGGTCAAGAACGTCAGCCTGCCCGCGGCGGCAGCGCTGGCCGACAAGCTCGATCCGAGCAAGAAGCGTAAGAAGGTCAAACCATCTGGATACGGGGGGTGACGCATGGCAGGGCGTGATCCCCGCATCCAGTACATCATCCAGCAGGCGCGCGCAGATGGGCTCGACCCGGAGGCCGTGCTCGCCATCGCCGGGCACGAAGGTCTGAGCGGCGGGATCGGCGACGGAGGCCACGCCTTCGGGCCGTTCCAGGAGAATAACGCTGGCGGCGTCCTCACCGGGCGCTTCAAGGGGCAGACCCCCGCGCAGCTCAACGCCTGGGCCTGGTCGCACGCCGGGATCAACGACGCGCTCAACCGCATCGCCGCGGTCGCGGGCGGCCTCAAGGGTAACGCGGCCATCAACGCCATCACCACCCGGTTCGAGCGTCCCGCGAACCCGCAGGCCGAGATCGCTGACGCCGAGGCCCACTACGGCCACTACGGCGCGGGCGGTCCCGTCAACGTGCAGGGGGGCGTCTCCGTACCGGGCACGCCGGGCGCGGGGAGTATCGTCGCGGGCGGTAACAGCCTGTCGCGGCAGCAGCTCGCGCAGCTCGCGTTTGCCTCACCGATCAACTTCGGCTCGAACCAAGTACAGGCTCCGAACCTCATGGCGCTGATCGAAGCGCGCCAGCATCAGGCCGCAGGCGGGGCAGGCGCTCCGGCCCCGGTCACGCCGCGCGCTCCCGGCAATGTCTCGCCGGGCGGGTACAGCGGCGGGGGCGTCACGTTCACGGGAGACACCACGGGCGTCGACACAGGCCTGCTCGCCAAGATCTCCCACGCGGGGCGCGCTGCCGGAGTGACACAGATCAAGGTCACCTCCGGGTACCGCGATCCCGGCCACAACGCCGCGGTCGGCGGGGTGGGCCACTCGAATCACCTGAGCGGCCACGCCCTCGACGGTGAAGCGTTCATCCCCGGCAAGGGCTGGGTTCCGCTCGGCCAGGCGTTGCTCCCGGTCGCTGGCAAGTTCGGCCTTCGCTCCGGCGACGTTCCCGGCTTCTACAACGGCGGCACCGATCCGGTGCACGTTGACGACGGCTGGAACCAGACCCACTAATGGCCGAGTCCACATACGAGCAGGGGCTCAAGGATGGGCGCGTTGACGCGCTCCTCGAAGAGCACACTGCCCGCCTCAACAAGATCAACGGTAGCGTCGAGCGGCACGCCAAGGCCGTCGAGGGCCTGGCGAAGTCTGTCAGCGTCGGGTTGGAGAAGCTCGGCTCCGAGATCCGCACGATGCAGGAGCAGGCACGCGCGCGCGAACTAGCCGTCGAAGTGGCGGCAGAGACGCTAGCCAAGTCCGAAACGAACCGGCGCACTGAGGAGGAGCGTGTCCGTATCGAGCGCGCCGAGGCTCTCGCCGTGCCGGTACGCGCGTGGGAGATCCGCGCCAATAAGGCGTCTGTCACGGGCGCGCTTGTCACCCTCGGCAGCGTTGCCGCCGCCGTCTACGCCTTCGTATTCCACTAGTCAGGAGATCCATTGGACTTCCCGCACTTGCCGCCGCCCGCGGAAGTCGATGTCGCGCCCGACGTGACCGCGACGCCCCCGCCTGCGGCTCCACTCGACCCCACCGCTGAGATCCTCGACGCGGTCCGCCGCGCACAGGAGAGCCTCGTCGCGAGCGCCGCTCAGATCGTCGCGGCCTCGTTTGCGCCGCCGCCCGGTAAGTGGTCGCGGGCGAGCCTACGCCGTGTCGGCCTGTCGGCCCTCAAGGCGTTCGTCACCGCGGCCGTCGCAGTCACGGTCGCCAAGAGCCACGGCCTCGCCGGATCGCACCTCGACACCACGACCATCGAGAGCACGCTGTTCGCCGTCGGCATCGCTGGCGGGGGCGCGGCCCTCAAGGTCGTCGAGATCTTCCTGGAGGACAAGTAATGGGCGACCCGATCAACGCGGACTGCCACCCCGCCTACCGCGCCGCCCACACCTCGGGCAGGCGGCCCGTCTCCGACATCAAGTGGGTCTTCCTGCACGACGAGGAGTCCGCGTCGGCACTCAGCGCCGCGAGCTGGTTCGCCAACCCGAAGTCCGAGGGCTCGGCGCACCTCTGCGTGGACGACCTCGTCTGCTACCGCACGCTCGCCGACGAGGACATCGCCTGGGCGATGGACAGCGCCTTCGCGAACCGGCACAGCTTCAGCATCGAGCAGGCCGGGTACGCCAAGTGGTCGCTTGTGATCTGGAAGTCGCACCTCAAGACGCTCCAGCGCGCCGCGTACAAGACCGCGTACCACTGCCACAAGTTCGACATCCCGCCCGTCTTCAGGACGGCCGCCGACCTCAAGGCAGGACTGAAGGGCGTCTCGACGCACGCCGAGTCGACCAAGGCGTTCGGCGGCACCCACACCGACCCCGGCCCGCTGTGGCCGCGCGCCCTCTTCATGGCGCTCGTCCGGCGCTACTACGCGCAGCTCGGCCCCGCAGTCTAGGAACGAAATAAGGCCCCCGCACTTCCCAAATCTCTGGGAGACGCGGGGGCCTGTTTGTCGTTCTGGTCTTAGGTGATCGCTGCGACTGCCGCGAGTACCCCCTCAAGAGCTGCTGCCGCCATCATCAAGGTGCTGACGGCTTCTTGAACCAGTACGGCTGCCTCCTGAGCTGCGGGGAGCAGGTCTTGCCGTGCGGATGCTGCCGATGCCTGCGCGGCGATAGTCACCTTGCGATCCTCTCGTGTACCTCGGGGTCTGGGAGGCGTGCGCCGCCATAGTTGCACCTATATTTGCAAACGGCAATACCCCTTTCCGGTACATTTGTGACCAGGTGCCTATAGCTTCACGTCACAGTGACGGAGCGGACTCCGATGCTTGGAGCTGAGCTGCGCGCACTGCGGGAGACTCGCGGGCTCAGTCTGCGACAGGTCACCGACTCGACCGGGATCGCTCACTCATCTCTCGTCGCCATCGAGAGCGGGCGGCGCTACCCGACGCTGCGCACGCTGGAGGCGCTCGCCGAATGCCTGAACATGAACGTCACAATCGGGCCGCACGAGACCGTGATCGAACCGCTAGACTAGAGCTTCTACTGCGCGGCTATCGCAGGCTCCGGGCGAAGGTTCCCCGCAGCTTGTCGAAGAACATAGCTACTGGACAGACGCTATATAGCTGCTAAGGTAGGTATTGGCACAGGCTCTAACACACCCGCCCGAGGAGGACACCGTGGACATCATCTTGGAGCAATATCGCACGCGGCTTCAGACCGTCAAGAAGCGCGCGCCCGCCACCCTGATCGCGTTCGACAAGGCAGCAAAGAAGTTCCAGTACCACCTAGACCTGATCGACAAGAAGGCTGCGGACATGGAGCCGTGGGACCTGGAGGAATACCTCGCCGGGCTCGACTATGCGGCCACGACGAAGCACACGCACTGGATCCACCTCGGCGGGGCGCTGCGCTACGCCCACCGCCGGGGGATGATCCGCAAGGATCCGACGCTCGACGTGTACCTCGCCCCCGCTCCGCGCGAGGAGCCGAAGACGATCCCGAACGCGGAGCTGCGCGCGATGAAGGCGCGGATCCACAGCGACCGGCGCTGGCTGATGTACCACCTACTCACCTATACGGGGATGCGGCAGGGGGAGATCCGCTCGCTGCGCTGGTCGAACGTCGACCTCGCCGCCGGGTCGCTGCATGTCGAGCGGGGGAAGGGCGACCGCACGCGGTACGTGCCGATCCACCCCGTGCTCGGGGAGGTGCTGTTCGAGCTGGCCGATTCGCCGGAAACGTACGTCGTCACGACGCGCGGCACCTGCCGAGTGGCCTACGACACCTGGATCGATGACCTCCGCGGCTTCGCGCCGGGGTTCACCGCTCACTGGTTCCGGCGCACGGTCACGTCGAGCCTGCTCGACAACGGGGTAGAGGAGCGCCTCGTGAAGAAGATGCTCGGCTGGGAGGAGCAGACCGTGATGGGCCGCTTCTACGACAAGACGAGCTTGCAGCTTATCCAGCGCGCGGTGCTGAAGCTCTACGCGGACGACCCGATCTGAGAACGACGAAAAGGGGCCGCCCCGAAGGGCGACCCCACTATCCCGCCAGAGATAGACACCCGAAGGTGCCCGCTCAGTCTAGCGCCCGAACCGGCAGAGTCCCGCACGCGGAGCGTTCTCCCACTCCAGCGTCCAGAGATGCCACTGAACCTCGCCATGCACGGGCAGGATCCCGTAGTCCGGCGGCTTCGCTGGCCCGACACGGATCACCCTCGGCTGGTATCCGGGGATGCGCAACGTGGCGAGCATCGTCCGATCCTTGGAGGGGTTCCTGATCTGGTTGTAGTTCAACTAGCGCCTTGCGATCTCCGCGCCACCCGGCTCTTCGAGAGCCGATCTCAGCTCACGCTCGGCGAGCTGGAGGCTGGTGACCTCCTGGATCAGACGCTCCACGTCGGCCTCGATCCGCTCGAACGACGCCTTCGCGTTCGCGTCCCCGCCCTCGACGCCCTTGTAGGAGACGATGTCGCGCGAGGTCTCCTCGCCGGTCTCCTCGTTCAGCTCGGTCACGGTCTGTGTGATGCGCCGATAGAGCTGCTCGCCCTTGCCGAGCGAGTTGCGTACGACGTTCCAGTCCGTCTGGTTGATCGCCACTAGAACGTACCAGGCCGTGCCACGGCGCGAGTGAGCGCCATGAAGCCCTGCTGAAGATGTGTCTTACCGATGGCGACCCACCGCTTGTCCTCAGCGCCGAGCGAGGATTCCATGTTGCTCACGATGTCACCGACCTTCTCGGCCAGTGCCTTGATCGAGTTCATGGCGTCGATCTCGTTCTGCGTCAGGTCGCGGTAGCCGGTGATCTTGCGGTGCTGATTCTCCACCTAGATCCTCTTTCCGATGCGTGAAGACCATCCCTGGCCCTCGATGAAGGGGTAGCCATCGGCGTCCACGAAGCCGTATCCGTTTTGCCAATTCGGGAAGGCGGTGGTGCGCTGGAGGTACTCGACCTTGTTCTTGTCGAAGAACCCGCCAAGCTCACCCGCCACGAACTGCCCGGACACGTCGTGCCCGATGGCCGTGTGGTGCGAGTGCCCGGTGATGACCGACATCAGGTGCTTCGACGCGAGCCGACGCGACTGCGTCAGCGGCACCGAGCTGTACGCCTTCGGATGGCACACCATGAGCGGACCGTGCGCCGAGTCGATGATGATGTTGTCGAGGTTCGACAGCACGATCCGATCCTCGAACAGCGATGGGCTCAGGTCGGAGAACATGAACCGCATCGCCGCGGTGAACGGCACCTTGTAGCCGAGCGACTTGTGCACGCGGGCGTCGTGGTTGCCCCAGCTTAGGTAGATCTTGTCGAACGTCTCCAGCAGCCGGACCATCGTCTGCGTCGAGCCGTAGATCTCCTTCGTCAGGTCAGCGTCAGCCTGCTTGTAGTCGAACGCGCTGAGTGCATCGACGTTGAACCAGTCCCCAGCCACGACCAGCCAGTTCGTTGCGCCGATGTCGCGGGCGTGGTCGATGAACGTGTTGACCAGCGCGTAGTTAGTCACGGGGTGGTGCCAGTCCGAGGTGATCGCGCCGGGGCCTTGCTTCCGCACGTCGAGGCGGATCGGTTTCTCAAGCGCGATGTCGAGCCGCTTGATGACCGGCGCGGGGATCAGGTACGGCGAGTAGTTCGCCTTGTGGAGTCCGCGGCGTACCGCGGCCTCGGACACCTTGAGTTCGTCCGCGATCTGGATGTTGTTGAGGCCCTGCTCCCGGAGAGCGACGTACGTCTCCGGCGAGAACTTAGCCGCTGACAGGCCCGTCCCCCGCGTCGAGGGGGTCAATCATCTGCGGCTCGGCGACGAAGGCCGAGGTGATGTCCGTCGGCTCTCCGTCGGAGTAGCTCGTGGCGGACACGACGGTGCCTTCGGTGACGAGCACGATCACCTCAGCCAGCGCGAGGATCGTCGTCTTCGCGCCCGTGACCAGCATGGTCGCGTTCTCTGCGGACGCGAGGTCTTCTGCGTCGACAGCTTCGATTTCCAGCCTCAAGGGCCGTGTTTCTTCGCCCACTCAGTCTCCGTTCATTCGGTAGAGCATTAGGTCTAGTCCCTGGCGGTAGCGTTTGCGCACCGCACTCTCCGAGATCGAGAGCGCTTCACCCGCGGCGCGCGACGTGAACCGAAGGAGCCCGTACACGATCATCACCTCGTGGAGCTTGCGCGGAAGGTGACGCAGCGCCACCTCCAGGTCCATTAGGCGGACGTGGATGACGGGCCGGTGCTTCAGGAACTGCAAGCTCCAGTAGTGGTCGATCAGCGCTTGGACTTCAGCTTCGTCGTAGCTACCCCAGCTCCTAGCTGAGGGCATCCACTTCGATGACGGGCTCGTAGGACAGGTGCTGGAAGTCGTCGAGCGGGAGAAGCGTCTCGTAGCTCACGAGATTCCCGTTCGCGTCCTCGATCAGCGACCGGCCGGTCTGCGAGCCCATCAGCTTCGTCCAGTTCCTCATGCGATCCTCGATGATCTGCGCGCTGGGTTGGATCCCCCGCTCCAGCGTCTGCCACACATTCACAAGACCCTCTTGCACCAGGTCGTCAAGCTCCGCGCCGTTGCGCCCGACAAACTTGCGCGCGAGGGACTCGACGAGATCGCGGTAGCCCGCGACCTCGCCGTTCATGTCCCTCGTCACGCCCTAGTACGGGATGTCGTCGTCAGCGGCTGCCGGGTCGTCGTCAGTGCTCGTGTTGGCGGTCTCGACGCGCTCACCGCGGTCGCCGGGGCCGAGCACGATGATGTTCGAGACGGACAGGTTGAAGTACGTCTGCGGGTCGCCCTGCTTGTCCTTCGCCTTGTTGACGGTGAACTTGCCCTCGACGAGGACGGCATCACCCTTCTCCAGCTCGACGCTGTCGTGCGACGGCCAGAGGGTGCAGCGGATGTCGAGCGCCTGATCCTTCACGCCAGCCTGGCGGATGACGAAGCTGCGCACGGGCTTACCCGCTGCGTCTCCGTCGTTCAGGTCGAACTTGACGAACCCAGTGAACGTTCTGTACGTATCTGCCACTATTGGGTGTTCCTTTCGTGAGATGCGCGGAGAGCGCGCACGAACTGCGCGCGCTTTGCGTGGCCGAGATGCGACCACAGCAGGTGCATGACCCAGAGGGCGCGTGTGCCAGCGGCCGAGTAGCGAGAGATGTCCCGGCTGATCTCGTCGGTGATACTTCCCACGCCGCCAACAGCGGCTTGGAAACGCTCCAGGTTGAATCGGTCTTTCTGCGGAATGGAGATCCGCACGTACGACCTCTGCCGAGAGCCGGGGCTTCCGTCCTTCTTCGGACGGGGTTCCCCTCTCTGGCCGGACACTGAACTGCCCTCACCGTCGAAGAACCCAGCGGCCCAGGCCAGCTCTGTCACGCTAGCCAATCGGCTCCTTACTGTTGAGGTTGGTGAACTCGACGCCGCGCCCGTTCTTGCCGGGCCGGGCGAAGACGGGGAGTGCGCCGGTCAGTTCGGCCAGAGCGATCAGCTCGATGGCGTCCTTGCCGGGCAGGTAGCCCCCGCCGTGGATGCTGTACTTACACTGCACCAGCCAGGGTCGCTCGCGCGATCTCCAGGTCTGCTCAGGGTCACACTCCATGAACGTCCTGACGGGCCAGAGCACGAGTAGGTCGGCGATGCCTTTCGACTGTGCCGCCCGCATGACGTACGCCGCGCCGCGCTTCTTCAGTGCGTCCCGCGTGCGGTACTCGAAGGCACGCCCGCGGGTGTAGTTGGTCGCCAGCTCAGCCCATCGGGGGCGGCGGTTCAATGGGGCCGTTGAACCCCAGGAAGCCCTCGTCGGCGGGCTCGACGAGTCCCAGGTCTTCGGCCAGGTCGAACGGACGCTCAGCCTCGATGACGCGCTCGACCCACCAGCGGCGGCGAGGATCATCGAAGCCTTGCGTCTCGTAGATCCAGCCGTCGTCCAGCTCGAAGAGGTAGAACTGGTCGGGCATCATGCGCGACAACCGTAGGCCCGCATGTTGGAGGTCGATGTTCTCGACCCAGAGCTGTCCATCGACCTCGGTCGCGGACACGCCGTTGACGCGGGGGACGAGCTGACGTAGCCCCTCCTCGGTCTCAGCCCACTTCTGGCGCAGCTCGAAGCTGTGCTTCCAGTCCTCGTCGGGTTCAGTGTCCTTGAGGATTTGCGTCTTCTCGTCATGGATCGGGCAGACATAGAACTGGTTGACGGAGGGGTAGTTGACTCCGCAGAGCGTGCAGCGGTACGCCGCCATCAGCGCCGCACTATGGTCTTGAACTCGGTGGTCGACAGGTACATCGTGAGCAGCACCAGCCACGGATGCCCGAGGTACGCGAGCACGAGCGCGAGCAGGACGAGCAGCCCGAAAGGCCGCGAGGTACGGGTCAGTAGATCTCCTCTCGGGACACGAGCGATTGAAGCTCGACGGTTACCTCGTCATCGAGCACGTCGGTCTCCTCGCCCTTGGCGTCACGGCCGATGACCTTGTAGGCCAGCGTCGTGGACTGCCCGCGGCGGGGCTTGTCCGGGTTCATCCGGTAGGTGTTGATGAGGGTGTTCGCGCCGGACGTGGCGGCCTCGACCTTCAAGCTCAGGTCGGCGGCGTTGCGGATCGCGGTACTCCCGCGGATCCCGCCGGACTTGTTCGAGTGGTGCAGCGCGATCACAGGCACCTTGAGCCGACGCGCCACCGGGTAGATCGCGTCCGTGAAGATCTTGTTCATCACGTCCGCGTCGTTCTCGGGAGCGGTCTGGATGCGGGAGAACGAGTCGATGAAGAGCGCGGTCGGGTTGAACTCCAGCACGTCGTCGTACAGCTTCTCCGGCTCAGAGTCGAGACGGACGCCGCCGTACCAGACGTAGTAGAGGTTCTCCCGCCCCTTGTCGGTGAGCCCCAGCTTCGGCAACCGGGAGAGCACCACGTCCTCGGGGTTCTCCTCGTCGATGTAGAGGATACGGCCGTGCTTCAGCAGCGGCAGGTCGAGGAAGGTCTTGTCGCCGTTCGCCATCGCGACCGCGAGGGCCTGGATGAAGAGCGACTTCGACACGCCGCCGTCGCCCCACAGCACCGTGATGTCCGGCGAGGCGATCAGGCCGTCGAGGATCCAGTCGACCGGCTTCGGCTCCTTCTTCAGGTCGAGCCGCGGGTAGTTCATCTGCGGGGTCGACGCTGCCTCCAGGAGCACCTTGAAGGCGGACCAACTGTACTTCTCGAAGAACTCGGCCACGTCGTTGACGCCCTGGGGGAGCGTCACACGACGGGCCTTCGCGCCCAGCTTGGAACGGACGGTGCGCCAGGCACGTTCAGTCGACTCCGCTGCGTCGTTGGAGACGTACGGGTCGTCGTTGTCGAAGACCACGAAGACGACGCGCGCGTCCTCGTAGAGGTCGGCCGCGCCGGACTTCTCGAACGAGCCGGTGCCGGACAGTCCAACGATCTGCTTACGTGCCGCTTCGGGAGCGTTCTGCCAGAGCGCCATCGTGTCGGTCTCACCCTCGACGAGGAAGCCGTGCGTGCCCATCTCGAAGTCGGGCGGCAGGAAAGGAACCTGCCCCGCTCCGGCCGGGCCGCCGTCAGCGTCCTCCCAGGTGAAGCGGCGCTCTTCCTTCTCTAGCCCGAACGGGTTGTCCGGGTCGGTCGAGTAGCGCCGCTTGATGAGTCCTCCGGGGTACGGGAAGACGAGGTCACGCTTCTCCGTGTAGACACCGAAGGCTTCGACCGTCGTCTTCTTGATACCCCTGCGCGACTCGAACCAGCGAGTCGCGGCGGGGTCTAGCGCCACTAGATCGGGAACGTCGAGCTGAGTATCTCGCTTGCGCACTCAGCAGCGAAGACCGGGTTGTAGGCCACCCCGTCGACTAGCTTGGTCAGAGCACGCTCCAGGCGGTCGATCTTCTGCGTCAGGATCTCCTGTCCGCCGTCCAACTCACGGATGCGCTCGCGCATGTCATCTTGGGTCAGGGCGTTACCTCCTGTGATGAGTGGTGCGGGAAGATCGGCTCCTCGCCGTCGAGGCGAAGCAGGATCTTGTCGGCGAGACGGCCCCAACTGTTCAGGCCCTCGTTGTAGCGTTCGGCCTTGTCGTCGATGTAGACGGCACCGCCGGGCTTACCCTCGCCGCGGTAGATCCCGATGAAGTTCAGCCGGGCCGCGTCGAGCGCGTCACGGATGTACTGCACCTCGGCCTCGATGTGCGCTTGCGGCCGACGCTCCCCCGACCACGGGTCGATGGGGTTGATCCGCGCCGTGTGGATGATGATGGGATGCCCTGCGTCGCGGAAGCGCCGCATGGCCTCCACGAATCCGGGCAGGAACGTGGTGGGCTGCTCGGGCCACATCGCCGGGACAGCCGTGCCATCCCAGTCGACCACCACTGTGTGGCGGGGTGTGTCGCCCATGACGCGCGGCTTAGTCAAGCTCGCCCAGACTGATCTCATGGAACTCGGGGACGTGGACGGGGATGCGCTCGTACTCGTAGACGGCGTGGTCCACTTCGGTCTCGGCGAGACGGTCGCGCACGTACTCCGCACCGTTGATGTTGAAGAACACGCCAGCGGCATGGTCCTCGTCACGCTCCCCGTTGATCCACGACTCGAAGTGCCGAGCGGCGGACTCGCGGAAGCGCTCCTGCTCGGCCTCCCCCGCAGCGAGCGTCCAGTTGGGGACGCCAGTCGCGACGGGCGGGTACTTGGCCTCGGCCTTCGTCAGGTGTGCGGCCCAGCGCTTGAGCATTGGGCCGGGGCGCACCAGGAGGAAGTTGACCTTGCCCTCCGAGGTGTCGCGCACCATCCCGGACTCGAACTGCTTGCGCTCGCCGGAGTCCTTGACGGTGAAGTCCTCGGCCACTACTCGCCGCTCAGGTACGTGCGCACGCCGCTATACAGCTTGCGGTACTTCTTGCTCAGTTCACTGTCGTAGGGCGCTTTACCCAGACCGAGAGCGTCGTACAGCGCGTTGAACGGTGTGTACCCGCTGACGTTCGCGCCGATCTTGTGCGGGTTGCCGCGCCCGAGCATGGCCGTGACGTACAGCGCTTCGTCGGTGGTCAGTTCGAGCTGGATGCCGGTCACTTCAGTCTCGGTGACAGTGAAGGTGCGCTCGACCTCTTTGACCAGAGGTTGTGCCTTAGCCATTCAGGGGACCTCCGAATAGTGGGCCATCGAGCCACGCAATCGGTTCCGGGTTCGCGAACGCGGTGGAGAGAGCGACCGTGCCCTTCTCGACGTGGGTCTGGATCATGTGCTCGATCAGCTCGGCGATGATGAGCCGAGCGTGCCCCGGCGAGAGGGCCTTGACGAGGTAGGACGCGCTCACGTCGTAGGTGTCGAACGCGGCCATGATCTCGTCCTTGCTCGCTCCCGCCTCTTTCAGTTCGAGGATCTTCGCGCGGGCGGGATCGTCAGGATCGAGCGGCACTAAATGGTGATCCCGTTCTCGGTCAGCTCTTTCCGCGCAAGCAGGATCGGACCCCATGCGCCCTGCATCGTCCCGCGTCCCTCAACTGCGCTGTGTAGCGCGCGGAACTCGCGGAGCGTGAACGTCAACTGGATCTCCGCGTCACACTCGACCGGGGGCGTGATCGTTACCTTACACTTGGGCAAGGCTCTCCTTCCATTCGTCGTAGGGCAGATGTTCCGCCCAGTTGTGTGGCGAGATCTCGTGCTCGACCAGGAGCGGAACGACCGCCTGGATCAGCGGCTCGTCGACCATCAGGCCGGGCACGTTCTCGTGCAGAATCTCGGCCTCGTCGGCAGGGCCGTCGAAGTCGATGGAGTCGTGGATCGTCAGGATCATGTGGGACTGGAGCTGCGGGTTCTCGACCAGCCAGCGGTCGACACGGATCAGCGCACGCTTCAAGGCGTGCGCCGCACTACCCTGGACGAGCTTGTTCAACATTTTGTGGGATCCGAACTCTTCCATGTGAAGATGCCGACCCCACGGTGTGCGCACGTACCCGCGCCTCTCGGCGACGCGCACGAGATCGTCCTGCAAGTGCCGCACGATGGGCCATGCGTCGTGAAACTGGTTGATGAGACGCTTGGCCTCTTTGTGCTCGACGCCGAACTGCTCGCGGATGGTCTTGATCCCCCCGCCATACATGAGCGAGAGGAACAGGATTTTTCCGCGTTTGTATTCCGCGTCGGTGAGTTCGGCCTCGGTCTTTCCGTAGACCCGCGACACGACCGCCTTGTATGGGTCGCGGCCGTCGCGGATGTACCCGGCCAGTGAATCGTCCCCGCGCTTCGATGCGAAGTAGGCGAGGAGGCGCGGCTCTATCTTGGAAAAGTCGAAGTCGTGCAGCACCCATTCAGGGTGCTTCGGAGTGATGGCCCGGCGAACAACGACCAGATCTCCGGGCAGATTTTGCCAGTTCAATACACGTGCTTTAGGCGCTTGACGGTCTCGAAGTCGGCTGCGTCCTGTTCACGATCCTGGACGGCGAGCCTGCCGCGCCCGGTGTTTCTCCGAGCTTGGAATGTGAGTGCGACCTCGGCCTGCTCGCGCTTGTTGAGCAGGTACGGAAGCAACGCCGTCAGCATCGCGGCTGCGCCGCTGGACGAGACCTCCCACAGCGCAACCCCGCGTCCGTTAGTCCTTGAGTTTCCGCCGAACATCGCGACGAGCCGTTCGAGGGGGCGTGGGTCGCGCTGACCAACCTTTACCTTGAGTTGGTGATACTCGCGCCCGTTCTTGTGCTTGGTGCGTGAGATGCTCACGCAGCCTTCGCCGTCGAAGAACCCAGCGGCCCAGGCCAGCTCTATGTCGCTCAGAGCTACCTACCGGCTCGGAGACGCTTCGCGCGCTTCTTGATCGAGCGCGCCATCGCCTGTGTCCGCACGGGGAACGCGAGCGGGTTCGATGCGACCGCTGAGAAGAACTGTGCGAGCGCTTTGATCTGCTCGCACTCGACGGGGTCATCGTTCAGATCGGTGAGGTATGGCAGCCCCGTCGCGAGCAGTGCGGCCTGGCTGTCCGTCAGGACTATTTGGACGTAACGCATCCGCCTCCTGAGTTGATGTAGTCGGCCGCACGCTGGAGGTGCTCCCCGTTGTCGCGGAACATTCCGATGGCGCGGTTGCAGTGCGTACACAGCAGTCCGCGGACAGCGCCGGTCTCATGGTCGTGGTCGACGCTGAACTTCGAGCGCCCGTAGGAGTCCTCCGTCGACAAGCAGATCGCGCACGCACCGTCCTGCTCTTCGAGCATCCGGTAGTAGTCCGGGGGCGTGATGCCGTACTTGACGCGGAGATTCCGCTCCCAGAACTTCTCCTTGTTCGCCGAGTGGTAGGCGCGCTGATAGGCCCGGCGATGGGCCTCGGTCAGCTTCCTAATCGTTCGTCGCCACGGAGGAGGACATGCGCCCCGTACGGGGGCCGACTGGGTTCAGCCACGGGTGCGCAATCGAGTCGCGTTGATCCGCGAGCAGCGAAGTCAAGTACGTGCCATGTACCTTCTCCGCGTCGCGATACTCACGCAGAGCGAGGGCGATCTGGACGGCCTCCTTGGGGGAGGCCCTGTTCGCGACCATGTCGCGGAGGTGCGCCTTGTCGGTTGACTCCAGCGTCACGCCCGCCGTCTTGAACGCGGCGAGGAGCTGCTTCGGCGAGTTGGGGTTGAAGTCATCCCGACCGATCAGGCCAACCAACGTCTGCCAGGTGGTCATCACCTTCGCGCCCCACTCGTCCTCAGCCTCGGTCAGGTATGGCACGTCGATGCCGACGCCGTTGCCCTCCATCTTGCGCAGGATGTGCGCGACCTCGATCTCCTCGTCGTAGACGGGGATGAGATCTTCCGGCAGCAGCGGCGCGTGCTTCTCCCACCAGCGGAGCGTCAGCTCGGTGTCGGTGAGCGCGTACGGGATCATCGCCTCGCGGGGGATCAGGTGGTAGCCGTCCTCCTTGGTCAGCTTCAGCTTCGTGCGCAGCTTGCCGAGGAGGTGCTCCTCTTTCGCTTTCGCGTCCCACTCGCCCTTACGCGGGCCGGACTGCACCTGAACCTGGATCGTGTTCACGAAGCCGAGATCCTCGACGGCGCGGACCTTCAGCTTCATGCGCCGGTTCTCGTTGATGAGCGCGGCGATGGGCTGACCGTCCTCGATGATGTGCCCGTCGAGCGGGGGCAGGATGCCGAGGTAGTCGAGGCGCGCGAGGTCGAACTTCGCATTCCAGAACACCCAGGTCTCCGTGCCGTGGAGGATCGCCCTCAGTAGGGCGCGCCGGTTCTCGGGGTCACCTGCTGGGGGCATCCCCGCGCCCGCGATGGGGCGACAGTCAGCGTCGTCCAGCTCGATGTACGCACTCTGGAGGTCACCGTTCGGACGCCGCCAGGTGAGCGTGGCGCAGAACGCCACGTCGTGGAAGCCGAGCCCCGTGGTCTCAGTGTCGACGGCGATGGCCGTCGGTAGGTCAACGGCCCAACGCTCGAACGCCCACTTCGCCCACGAGTCCCAGCAGAACTCGCGGATGCGCAAGCTCTAGTACGTGTCCGTGTCGTCGACCGTTGCTGCCTCAGCGGCTGCGGACGTGCGGCGACCACGGGCGGTGCGCCTGTTCACTACCTCGACCGGCTTCTCCGACGCCTTGTTGCCGTCGTCGTCCGTCTCGGCCACAAGCGCGAGCATCGAGAGCAGCGCGTAGCGCTTCGCGTAGGTGATCGCTGAGCCCTGGCCCTGCGCTGTGTCCTTGTCGAGGATCAGCGGCATGGTGGACTCCAGCTCGCTGCCGGTCGCGACGTGGCGCAGCCGGGTGGTGAGCGCGGGCGCTCCGTCAATATGCGACGGCGACTGCGTGAGCACGACGCCGAGGCTGTTCAGGATCGCGAGGATCTTCGGCAGCGCTGCGTCGAGGGAGATGTACTTCGAGCCGCGACCGAAGGCCGGATTGGTGGCGTCTTTCTCCAGCGAGATCGGGTCTTTCTGGAACGCGAGCAGCGCTTCGTCGAGCGACTTAGGTACGGCCATGCGTCTCCTGTCAGTTGAAAGAAGTGAGTGGGCGCGTCGGGGCCGCCTTCCCCGCATTACCTCCCGGCCGAGCCGGGTCTAATCGGAGCCAGCGCCGATCCCTGGCCGCGCATCCTCTCGTCGGCATGCTCGCACCGTCGTGCGATGCTGCACACGCGGCCAACGAAATGCGGCCGTCGCCGCGACCCGTGTGCAATCTTCGGGCGAGGTCGCCTTCCCACCTCGCGCTCGCCCCCGCGGCTCAGTGTCCGCCCTCCTCCCCACGGCACCTCCACGGCCGAGCCGTGGTTATCCGTGGCCGAGGAGTGTCTGGGCCGCGCGCGGCCTTCACCTGTGAACTCCTCGATGTGTCCGCGCCGGACGTGCCCCCTTCAACGGGAGCGCGCTTTCTCAGTAGCCCTGAGGGTTCGCGTCCGACGCAGGTTCGTCAGCCCGGCGAAACGACGGGCTGGATCTCTTCGTATCCCTTCCGGGCCTCATAGCTATCGGGCGACTCGTTGCGCCAGCGACCGATGGTGGTCGAGCGCTGCTCGCCGCACCCGCACAGCTCCGTCGGGAACGGGCAGTACGCGGCGGACCAGTGCGGTACCAGCTTGAGGACTTGATCCCCCGACGCGCGGTCGAAGTAGGCGCGCTGCTCCATCTCCTGCTCCGGCGCGAGAGTGTCCGTCAGGAACTCCTCGACGTGCAGGGGACGTGGGTTCGGTTTCGGCAGCGCGCTGACGTAGCGGTCGACCTTCTTCTTCCGCTCGGCCATCTGCGCGTTGAGGGCGCGGACGGGGAGCGGGTCGAAGTCCACCATCAGGGGCTCCGCGGGCTCGGGTGAGCGCACGGCGTTCTTCGGGATGTAGAGCACGCCGATCTTCTTCACGAGCGGAATGCCCATCCGCTTCAGCGCGTGCCAGTACACGCTCGTCTGGAGGATGTGATCCTCGGAAGCCCCGCCTTGCCGCCGGAACCTAAGCGACTCGCCTTTCGCCGTCTTGAAGTCGACGAGGACGAACGCCTTGTAGTCCGGCTGCCAGATGATCGCGTCCGCGGTGCCCGCCCAGCCGTCCTGCATCCACGGCGTGAGGGTGACCTCGGCCATGTACGGGACGCCCTGACGGCGCATCGTGTCGTGCAGCCACTCGTGGATCGACGTACCGATGTGGAGGGTCATCTCTTCGGCGAAGGGGCGGGGCTTCTTCGGAGCCCCCGCCCTGTCGAGCTGTGCGTGCCGGAGCGGCGCGGCGAGATGGCTGCTCGGGTGGAGCTTCCCATCGTCCGGGCGCTGCGAGCGTTGCAGCTCGACTTCCATAATCCCGGCGAGGTCGACCGTGATGAGGTCGTTCACCTGTTGCGCCAGCTCAGCCTTAGCGCCTTGAACCCCGCCTTGGTGAGGTGTGCGGCGCAGTACAGCCAGAGGTACGTCCCGATGCCGACCAGGGTGTAGAAGATCCAGTTCGTCATCCCGAGTAGCTCCCGCTGCCCCAGCCGCCGTCGGGGACGGACGCGTAATGGGTACGAACCTTGGTCTCATGCTGCGCCGCCGCGGGTTCGTCGCACAGGTCAATCAGATAGCGCAGCGCCATCGCGGCGGTCTGCACGGCCTCACTGATACCGCGGTGCGTTGTGCCTTGGTTGCCTTTGATCTCTTCCCACAGCTCGTCGACCTCCTCCTGGAGGACAGCGAACCCCTCGTGGGCGCTGTGCATCGGGACGTGCCCCGCACGAGCGCGCGTCAGCTCGTCGGTCACGAGCTTGAGCGCAGTCTTCTTCTTCATGCGACTGGGGCCTCGCTCTCCTTCGGGTCGACGCCGAGCGAGACCAGGTACGCGGTCTCACGCACGAGCACGCGAGCGTGGCGCTCCTTGCGCCTGATCGACTTGGTTTTCTTCTTGCCGAAGCGGTCCGCGAATGCCTCGTTGAGGAGGCCCTTTTCGCGGCGCGGGTTCAGCTTGCGCAACTACGCCACGGCCAGTTCGAGGTCGCGGATGAGCGCGTTGGTCTCGTCGACCGTCAGCTCGTACTCGGGGCCTCCGTCGAAGCTGACCACGATGGTGACCTCGGCACGCGCGGCCACCCGTGCGCCAGTGGCAAGAGACAGGCGCTTGGTCTCGATGTAGAAGCCGCCGTCGAAGTCGTCGAGGTAGACCGAGGTCTCGTAGTCCTGCTGAAACGAGTAGGGCGCGCTGACGGTTCCGAGCTTGTTCGCGTAGCCGAGCCCGTCGTCCGCAACGCGGACGCGGTCTCCCACCTTGAGGTCGCTCACGCAATCTCCTCTCGAATGACAGTGGTCGCCAGCTCCCGGCGGGTAGCGGCGGTGACGTGCGAGACCCCGAGCACTTGCCCGGACTCACGCGAAGGAAGCCCGCGAAGCTCGCCCAAGATGTAGGCGTCGCGGAGATCGTCGGCGAGGTCGCGCACGGCGGTGTCGTGCGCTCCGTCGAACATCAGGTCGTCGAAGCTCGCGGTCTGGAACTGCGGGAGGTGATCGAGGCCTGTGCCGTCGAGGCCGATGAGCTTCTCGTAGCTCAGCGGCTCGGGGGCCACGCGCTGCGCGTCGTATGCGTCGGCGAGGAGGCGTGCGGCCATCGTGCGGATCAGGGCGAGCGGGGAAGTGATCTCCCCCCGCACCTTCAGGAGCTGCTCGAAGAGGCTCTGGACTGCGTCCTCAGCTTCCGCCGGGTTCGGCAGGCGGCGTTCGTAGTAGCGGAGAAGCTCGGGGCGAGTGTTCGTCCAGAGCTGCTCAAAGTGATCGGCGATTTGTCCCTCCATAGGTATAGTCGGAAACGGCTGGATTTTGTAAAGCACAGCTTGACTTACGGCCCCCGCCACCAGGCGGAAGGGCCGGTACCCTCGCGTGCGCGTGTATTACTTACTTAGGGAGAAGCGGTTTACGTCCCTTCGGGACAACCGCTTCATGTGGTCACGCGCGAGGGACGGAGCGCTCGTCGCCCCAAAGGATGTCCTCGACGGTGTCCAGTCTGTCGGCGAGTGCCTCGGTCGTTGCCACGAGCGCCTCGGTCACCTCGCGGAGCTTCGCGGCGATCACATCGGTCCGCTCGAACAGCTCCTCGATCTCGGTCACGACTGTACCGGCTTCCGAGTGCGGCGGCGCTTCGTGCGACGGTCTGCCCCCGTCTCGCGACCGTAGAGGTGGATCAGGTAGTCCGCGACCACGGGGCCGACGGCGGTCTCGACGGTGTAGCGCTCCGCGGAGTTGGCCGCGTACTTCGGCTGCTGGTCGAGCACCTTCCCGGCCAGGTCACGCACGGGCTTGAGCGCGCGGAGCGGCAGGCCGAGCAGGGACGAGAATGGGCCGGAGTAGGCGAACTTCATCTCCTCCGACCGACGACCCTTGCGATTATTCGACGGTTGACTCATACTTGTTGTCCTCTCTGGCGGTAGTTTTGACTCTGACACAGGGTTTGCACACCGTCGAGATAGGGGTTGATTCGACGGTAGAAGTGTGTATACTCAGTGAGCAACACGAGCTACAGATCAGGAGCTTGCGGAATGGCACTGGTTCAGGCACGGCAGAGCGACAAGTCCGGCGTGATGATTCCTCCGGGTTCCGGCGCGCGCGTGCGGATTGAGTTCTACGACGGGGTCACGGTCGCTCGACGCGCCGACCTCACGAACGAGGAGGTCGACGAGATCCTCCCCTTCGCGAAAGAGGTCGAGACCCGGCCGGAGCGCAGACGTGGACGGGCGACGCTGTGAGCGACGAGCTGACCGAGCTGCAACGCACCGTCCGGGACCATCGCCGCGAGGTAGAGCGCGCCGACGCTGCACTGGACGCAGCGATCATGCGCGCCTACCGGGCGACGCGGGGGGACGGCAAGCCCGCGTTCACGCTCGCCGAGATCGGGAGCGTGCTCGGGGTTTCGCGGCAGCGGACGCACGCGAAGGTGCGGGAGGTTGCGGCGCGGGAGGATCGGGCAGCCTAAAGCCGATAGGGATGCGGCGCTTGTCGCGCGCCGCGTCCTCTCGCTTCCATCGGGCACGTTCCGTCTTCGAGACCTCGCGCGGGAAGAGCGAGAGGCTCGCGGTGCCGATGCCGATGATCCCGACCGCCGGGTCTTCACTCTCCTCTCCGGGGTCGAAGGGAACGTCGGCCACGGTCAGTCGAGGGTCGAGAAGACGACGGGGCCACGACGGGCGCGCAGACGGTCACGCACGGCGCGGTTCTGGGCCTCGATGGCCGCACGTTCGATGCTCGCGTCCGTGTGCGACAGCGGGCGCTGACGCATGAGCCGGTCGACGGCAGCGAACGTCCGGTCGTCGGAAACGACGGGAGTGCTCATGGTGGATCTCCTCTGGCGGGGTGGAGAGAGCCTGGAAAGGCCCTCGGGGTCATCGACGTACCGGGCATGGCCCAGGTACGGACGGACATTCCCAAGGGTTGACGTGTCTCAGCGTGCGCGAAGGCCGCCGATGTGTCTCAGGGTGTCCGAGCGCGGTTACGAACGCCGCGTCGCTTCTCCCCCTGCCGTTGAGCGTCTTACTGCCGCAGTGGCTGCGCCGTCAACAGGGTTCGGTAGTACCGCTCTGCGCGAAGGAGCCCCTCGACGGGTATGGCCTTCGTGCGGAACTTAGTGCAGTGCGTTGCGCTAGCTCAGATCCTCTTCGTCCTCGATGTCGTACTCGAAGTCGAGCAGCTCGACCACGTTCGTCGGGTGCATCTCGTCGCCCATGAGGCGATCCAGCTCGGCCTCGTTCACAGCTTCGATCTCGAAGTCCTGCTGGACGCGGGCCGTCCACGTTCCTTTGTACCGGCGCATCAGTCCTCCCGGTTAGCGGCTAGTTCGACGGAGGAGATCTCCGCCACATGGAACGATCCTTGACCTTCGATTACGAGAAGCTGTCCCTCGTGAACGCGGAGCAGCTTGCCGCACACGGTGGGCTGGAAGTATCGAACGACGCACACATCGAGTCCGATCTTCCCGGCGGTCAGATTGCCCGCAAGCTGCGAGAAGAGTAGGTCACTCATTAGTCCTCCCGGTTGGCGTTCGTGAACACGGTACCGCCCTCGTCGCGCGTGACCCGGTACAGGGCCACGGCCGGGCCGAAGAGCGTACGGCGCTCGACGGTGAGGACGACCTCAGTGGGGTACTGCTCAGCGGCGCGGTGTGCGAACACGAGCGCGTGCGCCGCTTCGGTCTTCGTGCCGATCTGTACGCCCTTCGGATCGAGGACGTGGTACGTGTCCTTGTCCGCGGATGGGCGCGGTGCGGGTGCCCGGCGGCGACTCATTTCTTCACCGCCGGGAACAGGATGAGTCCGACGATGATGAAAAGTGCGTCGATGCCGAGCACGTAGGCGAGCCACATTAGGCGTCATCCTCCACGCGCCAGCCCTCATAGCCGATGAAGTGAACGACGAACTCACCCAGTTCGGACGCGAGCTTGGATAGCTGCTCTTCGCTCATTGAGTCTGGCTCGTCGAGATCGAAGACGAGCACGATGCGCTTGTTCATGGTGCCTCCTCGTTGGCGGGATAGATGAGTACGGGGTGCGACGCCCCCGCCAGGCGGCGCGCACTCCCGAAGTGCCCGGCGCGATTTGACTCACGCCGGACACAGGCGCGTAACGTGCGCCACTCGGCCGTTGGCCCTTCACCCGTGCCGCAGAACGGGCTAGCTCACGACGGAGCAGGCTGTGCGGCAAGACGTTGCCGGACGTGCTCGACCCTGCGCGACGACGGCGTGACCTTGCCGGTTCGGTGATCGGTCACGTTGACGTTCACGTAGGCCGCGTTCCACGGAGCACAGCCGGTGACCTCGGTCGTGAAGTCGAACCTTCCGCGGTAGTTACTCGTGAACGTGCGGCCGATCAAGTCCTCGTGCGGATCGACCTCGGCCTCGGTCACGCCGCGCGCCTGCTGAGCGCCCGGTGAGCGATGAGCTTCCCACGAAGCTCGTCGTCCGCGCGGGAGTTCTCCTCGGCGAGGTAGTGCGCGAGGTACCACCGTTCGAGCTGGTGCAGCTCTTCGGCGGACAGGGTGATCGGGAGATTGTCGGCGGTCATGCCCTCACCTCGCACGCGGAGGCGGGGTACCAGTGCTTCTCGTGCCCCGCGTGAAGGACGCAGACAACGATCTCCCCCGGATCGGGTGCGTAGCGCGTGCCGATGACCTCGCCTTCGCGGCCGTCGACTACCACTTTTGAGCCGACGCCGGGCACGCGGGGCGCCCTCACGGAGTGCTGCTCATGTTCCATCTTCGGGTTCTCCTCTCTGGCGGGGGACGTTCTGAGCCATTCGACTCACGCGCGGGAGACCCGTAGGTCTCCCCGCGTCAGGCGAGGGCGCTAGTTCATCGCCGCGCACGCGGCGTCTTCGGCGTCGTGGCGGGACGGGTACTCCTTACAGCCGATCAGCCCGCTCGCGAGCCGAGGGATGACGTACCCGTCGAGCGTCCAGCCCCGACAATCTACGCCCTCGATCACGACGTTCTTTGTGCGACCGTGGGGGTCTGCGTCGTGCGAGCTTAGGACGCAGTAGTTGTCAGGCAGGTACGCGGCAGCCTCGCGCTCCGTGCGAGCACGGACGACCGCGTAGCGCTTCTTCCGCACCACGCCGGGTGGATCCGCCCACGCGATGGTGGGCTTTCCGTCTGTGTGAACCATGGTTGTCCTCTCTGGCGGTTAGGGAAGGGTCACGAGACCGGCCGAGATTAGGTCGGTCGCGGTGCGGCCGTAGTGGCCTTGGAGCGTCCAGGCCAGGCCGTTGTCGACAAGCTGCTGGAAGAGCGCAACGGTGTCCTCTTCGCCAAGCGCTCCGTCTTCGTACTCGATGATCTGAGAGAGCAGGTCAGTCACGAGATCGCCTCCCCGCACGAGTCGCACGGGTACGAGTCGGGCGCGGCGTCGTACGCGGCCTGCCACTTCTCGGGATCGGCCGCGTAGCTGTACTGGTCTTCGGCGTCGTTCGCTGCGCACTCGCCAATGATCTCGTCCAGCGAGTAGCGGATCAGCGGTTCGAGACTGTTCGATGCGGAGGACGAGAGCCCCTCGTCCAGGCGCTCGATCCCGATGGACGAGTATTCACGGACGGCGCAGTCGCGGCAGATGATCTCGCCGCAGTCGCGCCGGTAGTACGCAACGGTCACGCATTGTGAGACGGTGAGCATGTTGGTTCCTCTCTGGCGGGTTGTGGAGTGTCGAACCATTCGCGATAGGCGAACGCTGCGACGAGCGGGAACAGCGGTTCGCCGTCCTCGTAGCGGTTGTCGTGATGCTCGTTATCCATTAGGAGAACCGCTCGTAGGCCTGGCGGAAGCGTTCGACGTGCGCAACGGCCCCAGGCCGCAGCTCTTCGCCGGACGGGTTGCGTTCGTACGCGAGCCATGCGTCGTACAGAGCCACGCTCCAGCGCGACCACGCGTCGGGCCAGCACTTGTCACCCCACTCGTCGAGGGTCTTCTCGACCGTCGCGAGTACCTTGAGCGGGTCTTTCGAGTTGATCGCGCGGGTGAGCGCGCTCTTCTGACGCAGGAAGTCGGCGTTGGTGATGTACTCGGCCATTTCATTTTCCTCTCTGGCGGTTAGGCGGTGATGTCCGCGTAGCGCACGAAGACCGGCCCGCGCGGGGTGATCTTCGGCGTGGTCTCGCGGACGTGAATCCAGATGGCCGCTTGAAAGTCGCGGACGCTGAGCCCTACGCGGCGCGCGATGTTGCGGTACGCGGTGTCGACTGCGTCGCGGCGCTTCGTGTCGGCGACCTTGCCGACCGCTTGGTCGCCACGCTCGCCCGTCGCCGCGAAGATCGCCCAGCGGTCGAGTACGAGCGCGGAAGTGTCGCCAAGGATTGCATGGTGGAACGGGCCGACCTTCGGGCCGGTGACGTACTCAGCGGCGTTCGCGGGATCGCTGAGCACGTTCGCGATCTTCGGGCGATTCGCATTCGGGAACCGCCCCGCGGTCTCGCACTCGCCGCGGAGAATCGACTCAGTCCATGCGAGATTCGTGCGAAGCTGTGCGCCGGGCGAAGTGATCGCGAGCACCGCAACCACTTGTTCGAGCGTATGCCCGGTCTCATGCGCGAGGGTCTCGGCCCATGCGCGAGCGGCCGGATACCATGCGCGACCGCGTGCCCTGCGACCAGTGCGCGCGGTGTCGTTCCAATGCGCCAATAGGCGCGACTCGGTGGAAGTCATGCGGGGTGTCTCCTTCTGGCGGGAAAGGACTTCGGACGCTCACGCGCGGGGATGAATCTAGAGCGCCGGTACCGGACTCAAGCGCTAGCGCTGTGTCTCAAGCGCGGACGCTGTGTCGTTTCGAGTAGCAGCGGTTCTGTCTGAATCCCCCGCGGCAACGTCGGGCTAGCTGTCGCGATTGCGACCGAACCATGCGAATCCGACGAGCACCGCGACGATTGTGTAAGCGATCACGAGACCCACGGGGTGCCCTCTCGCGCGACGTGCAGTCGGCCGGATACGTACAGGACGCGCGCGTCAATCAGGAACGCGGAGCGCATACGTGCGCGACGATTCTCCGAATAGCGCGCGATCACTTTGCCGCGCCTATCGACTACCGCATAGTGGCCGTCGGAGAGAGTCACGCGATCACCTTCGGCCGATAGATCAAGCGCGCGGATATCTCCTGCGAGGTCAGATAGACGGCCTCTTGATCGAGCGTTAGCGCGATCCATTCGGCGAGCATTCGCAGCGGTGCCGCGATGTACTCCGACTCTTCGGTATCCACCGCATACAGTCGCACCGATTCGCGGTAGGTCTCAGACTCTCCAGCCCATGCGCCGATTCCGTGGGTCAGGGTGAGCCCTCCAGCGATGGCAAGAAGTCGCGCCTCGATATGCGCGATGTCGGAAAGTGACACCGCTGCGCCGTCATTCAGCGTCGCGGGCACGGTCAGTGTGTAGCGTGTCATTCTCGGCTGTCCTTTCTGGCGGGTTACGGGGGGTTGAACTTCGCCGCGGCGACTCGACCAACGCTCCTGGCGGGGGAGTCGCGCGCGGCATCGGCTGGCGGGTTACGCGCCGAAACTTGGGAACGAATGCGACCCCCGAAGGGGTCGCGGTAAAGCTGCTGGATTTGTGTTAGCTCGGGCTAGTCCGTCTGTCGGCGCTTGAAGTCTCCGTCTGCGTAACCGTCGCGATAGTTTACCTCGGTGTCATCCTCGGGCGGCTCGGGCGCGCGTCCGGCTAGGCCGTCTGCGTAGCCCTGCTCATATGCTGCGTCGTATTTGTCCATGCTCAGATTGTGTAGTGAGTCGTGCGCGGTTCGATCCTCGCGCGCTTGATCGGCGTATGGATCGTGAGCGGCGTGTAGTCCCTCGCGCGCTCTAGACCATGCTCAAAGCGCCCAGCTTGATCTAGCGCACTTGCGGAGCGCTTGCCGCGGTTCGGATTGTCGGCGAGGTGACCAGCCGCGCGGTAGGCAGTGGTCAGATTGGCGCTCGACGGGTTCCTAGTCCGTCTGCGGGGGTTCCTATGCGCGGGCATCGTCGCACCCCTCGAATGAGAACTCGCACGCGGGGATAGATGAATCGGGCGACGCGGACGCGGCCGGACTGGCGCGTAGCGCGATATTGGTGCAGTGCTCGCACGCTTCGACATGCTCGACGCGGCGCGGAAGGGTGACAACGTAATGCACGAGTGCCTCCTATCTGGCGGGAGATCCCACGGAGCGACTCTCGCGGGAGTGCGGCTATGTCGCCGCCTATCTGTCAATCGAACGTAGACACAATGTAGCATCTGTCCAGCCGGTGTCTATCCGTGGAAACTACTCATCTTTGCAAGTGGTAAACGGCGCGGATACAGGACTCACGGGCTAACCGTCGAATCGTGCCGTCGAATCGCCCATTCGTCGGTTAGCTCGACGGTAGTGCGTGCGTAGTGAGAGCGCGAGCTAGTCGTGGGGTGAGTCAATCGTGGGGTGCTACCATCGTAGTGACAGTCAACCAATCTCATCCCGACGCCCAACGTACTCATGGGCACTGCCAACGATGGAGATTGTCCACGGTTAACCGGGCTAAGCATCGTTGCCCATCCGGGCTACATATACGGGGCGATGGGACGTACCCCCGTTCGCGCAAGCGTGAGATGGTGGCAAGTCGCCATGCCAGATTCGAGTGCCCAAGCACTTCCCAGCGACACCCCATTGTCTCCCCCGGCAACGTGAGGACTCTCGAAGCCCTACGAGCCGGGACACGTTGGGTCGCACTTGGCGAGAGAGTCCTGCTCCTCCCGAGCGTCAGCGAGGGGGCACCACGAGGGGCGTCAAACCGGGCTCCATCGGCGGGATCGACAGCTCCGTGTGGCGCCCTCCCTCGCGTGCGCGTACACGCGCGTGTATTTCTTACTTAGGGAAGACGGTTCTTACGTCCCTTCGGGACAGAACCTTATGGGGAGGGTTGAAGCTCTACCGCGTGCGCGCGTGAGCCCCGATCTCCCCCCGCGGCCCGGCCGTCAGGCCGAAGGCCGTCGGTACCAACGCACGACCCACCCCACATTTGTAACCATGTCGGCGGGGACCTGGTGCCGAGCGGTGGTCGACCCTCCTCTCCCCCCGCGCCGGGTCCCCAACTTTTCCGGGCGCGCGGGCGAAACGGCTTGGAATGGGGCCTCAATGTAAAACGTACGCAAGAAAGTGCGCAAAACCGCCCATTTCGTTGGTTACTTATATGAGAGGCCCTTTTCGGCGGACGGTGGAGGGCCTCTCACCCTCTTGTGGAGTAGCTCAGTTGGAAGAGCGCCCGGCTGTTAACCGGGAGCGCGCTGGTTCGAGCCCAGCCTCCACAGCTTGGGGGATCGTCGGCATGTCTAGTTCGCTATCAGCCCACCATGCTCGTGCTCGGAAGGTTCGTAGACAACTGCGATTGGATGCCGGAGCGGCACCGCGCCCATCGAATGGGATTCGACGCGGAACTGCGCCCGGAACATCCTGCCCGGATGGGTTCGAGATTCGGCGACGAGCGAATGACGGCAGTGAGTCCGTAGGCGGCGGGGCCGGTTCCTTCGGGAGCCTTGAAGCCCTGCTGTCAAGCGCGGACGATCCCCCATCTACCTATGAACGCACACGTCACCGACGGCACGAACGCCGGATGGCGAAGGCCCAGGCCCCCGGCGGCGGACTGGCGCTGCCCGTCCTGCGGGAGCTGGCTCAGACACTTCTGGGTCGCGTGCCCTAACGACAACACACGCCGCCCCGACCCAGACCAGGAGTAACACATGGCCGTTGCGCCCGTTTACACGTCCCTGCTTCCCGCAGGCAAGCAAGTCCACGTCGTTGGCGACTGGAAGGAATCCGTCCTCAAGGGCGTTGTTGGCGCGGCTGACACCTACGTGACCGGCGGCTTCGCGTTGCCCGTCCCGAATGGTGCGAACACCATCGCCGCGGTATCGCCCGTCGTCTTTGGTTCAGGCCACTACGGCTCGTTCAACCCCGCGACCGGGCTGATGCAGGTCTTCTCCGCATCGGGCACTGAGCTGGTGAACGCCTCGGCTGCGCTTCAGAACGTGGTCTTCATCATCACCATCTCCGGGGTCTAGCACTTGTCCGTCATCCGCCCCATCGACAAGCAGACAACGACCACAGGCGCTGCGGGCACGCAGACCGTTGATGTTGTGACGACCGGGTTCAACACGATGACCGTCATCGCACGTATCGGCAACGCGGCCACCCCGGCGACAGCACTCGGCGATGTGGCCGTCACGGTCCAGGCCTACGACGACCTCGGGGTGCTCGTCCCGATCAACCTCCCGGTCGCCATCACGTCGCCTGCGAACGTGCTCGCCGCGAACGTCGCAAACGCGCTCGCCGTGTACAGCCTGTTCGGCATCGAGAAGGTCAAGATCACGCTGACGAACAACAACGCGGGCGCGCTCCAGAACGCCAACGTCGTTGTCGCGCTGAAGTCCCCCGCAGTCAGCTAGTGTCACGTCCCCCGCTGCCCTCGCCGCCTGATGGGCGTCTTCCGGGCTGGCAGGTCGCCGACTACCGCTTGAAGCACGAGCCGCTCTGGCGGCGCTTCGTCCGCCTACTTCGGAGGTAACTCTGCCTGGCTTCCACTCCCGCCAGGGAATGGACGCCGTCCAGCCTCACATCGTGAAGGCGGTCGACGCCTTCCCGGTGAAGTTCCTCTGGTTCGCCCAGAAGGGCTACCTCCCGCACGCCTACCAGATCCTGTTCCACGGAGCTGCGGACACGGCGGACGAACTGACCCGGTTCCGTCACCTCGTGGCGGGGCGGCGTGGCGGCAAGACGTTGTCGGCCGCATGGGAGACCGCGTTCTACGCGATCCACCCCAACCAGTTCCACCTCGACGCGCACGGGGAGGACAAGAGCGATCCGTTGTGGATCTGGGTGCTGGCGAAAGACCACAAGGTCGGACGCCCGGCACTGCTCACGTTCCTCTCCGTGCTGCGCAAGATCGGGCTCGTCAAGGGCCGCGACTACGAATACAACAAGACCGAGAAGATCATCGAGTTCCCTGACGGGACGCTCGTCGAGTTCCGGTCAGCGGACGACCCGCAGAGCCTTCGTGGCCCAGGACTCGACCTCCTGTGGATCGACGAAGCAGCGTTCCTCCCGAACTCCGAAGCCTGGGACACGATCCGTCCGGCGCTCGGTGACAAGATCGGCCGTCTCGTTACGACGACCACGCCGTTCGGCCGCAACTGGCTCTACGACGAGTTCTGGGGCGACGCTGCGAAAGCGGACGCTCAGCAGTTCCGCGTCGAGTACACGTCGCTCGACAACCCCCACTTCCCGAAGCAGATCTGGGACTACGAACGCGCGCACACGCACCCGTTCCTGTTCAAGCAGGAGTACCTCGCGAGCTTCGACGCTCTCGCAGGCATCGAGCTTCAGTCCGACTGGCTGCACTACTACGTCACGGGCAAGGCCACTCCGCTCCAGTCGCCGGACGACATCCGGCTCGACCCCCAGATCGCGCTTCGCAAGTTCATGGCCGTCGACCCCGCCATTTCTATCCGCGACACCGCGGACGACTTCGCTATGGCGATCATCGGCGTCACCGAGGACAACACTCAGGCGTACCTGCTCAAGACCTTCCGCGGCCACGTTCCGTTCCCGGAGCAGGTCGAGCTGATCGGCGAGTGGAACGCGCTCTACCGGCCCATGTACATCGGCATCGAGTCCGTCGCCTACCAGGCGGCCCTCGTGCAGCAGTCGATGCGTCTGCCGGGGATGCCGAACATCGTGCCCATCTTCTCGAAGGGGAAGAAGGAGCAGCGCATCATGGCGATGGCCCCGTTCTTCCGCACAGGCCGCATCCGCATCTCGCGCTTCGAGCGCGACTTCATCGACCAGTGGGTGTCGTGGGACTCGACCAAGAAGTCGATCCGCGACGACATGCTCGACGCAGTGGAGATCGCACTTGGTCTCGCTGGCGTCCTGCTTCCCACCGTGCAGCAACACCTCGACGCCGAGGCAGAAAACCGTCCGCCGCGTGACCTTCAAGAGGCCGCGGCTCGTGAACTCAGAGCGCTCGACGACATTGGCCGCAGAGGCACCGCGCGGTTCGATCCAGAGCTTGGCGAGTTCTACTAAGCCAGGAGGCCCTTACTTGTACTACCGCCCGAACACCGATCATAACAACATCTCTGGTCAGGCCCAGGTCGGCAACATTCAGTTCCCGCAGTACCCGAACTGGTCGCCGCCGTACGTTAGTCCGAGCACGACCATCTTCGTTGGTTCGCGCAAGGTCAAGTCCATCGAGTATTACCCGAACGGTACCGTCAAGCGCGTCGAGTACGAGGCGTAGATGGACGTATTCGGTAAGGGCACCGAAGAGGGCACGCGCCCGCTTCTCCCGCCCGGCGACTGCTGGATCTGCGCCAACTCTCCTCAGCAGGAGGAGATGAAGGTCATCGACACCCGCCGCAACACGCAGGCGGGGGGCACGCTCTCGCACGCATCGAACCGCATCTACATCTGCGAGCCGTGCGTGCTCCAGCTCGGCCAGGCGCTCGGCATGGCTTCGGCCGTAGAGACTGAAGCCGCGCAGACCGCAGGCCGTGCTCTCGAAGAGCAGGTCGCCCAGCTCGAAGGTGAACTCGCGCTCGCGCGCAACGAGCAGCACCGCGTGGTCAGTGCCGACACAGTCGGCGAGATCGTGCGCGCTGAGCTGGCGAAGTTGAAGCCCGCAACCGTCCGCAAACCCGCAACCCCGAAGGTGACTCCGAGTGAGTAAAACCTCCGGCGCACTTGTCGCACTCGCCGCCGTGTTCTTCACACTGGCAGCGACTGACATCACCAGCTCGCCGAGCACGCGCACCATCGTGGCGCAGCCGTCGCAGACGCTCTACATCCGCAACCTCGCGCCGCAGTACATCTCCGACGCGACGATCCGTAAGGACATCCCTGCGTGGCAGCAGGCGGTCAACGTCGACTTCGCACGGTACTGGCACACGACCAGGTTCAAGCTGGTGTTCATCGGAACCCAGCGCGCTCCGGTCGGCCAGATGTCCGCCGTGTTCGTCAACAAGGGTCCGGTCAAGGGCGCACTCGCCTACCACTGGTTGGGCGGGAACGCTCCGGCGATCACCGTCTACGCGGGCACGGGCGACTACTTCGGGTACAGCAACAGTGTCTCGTTCACACACGAGCTGTTCGAGCTTGCGGCCGACCCCGTCACGTCCTACGTGAACATGGGCTACCCGACCGGCTACTACTGGCTGGAGAAGAAGAGCGGCGATCTGAAGGCCAACTACTCCGACGCCGTGGGCTGGTTCAACGAGGTCTGTGACCCCGTCGAGGCCGACTCGTACAAGATCGCGGGAGTCGAGATCAGCGACTTCATCACGCCAGCGTGGTTCAACGACGGCGTGGGCGCGCGGTACGACTTCATGGGTGTGACGCAGCAGCCGTTCTGGATTCGTCCGGGGGGCTACGCGCAATACCTCAACTCGTTCGGCTGGCAGATCCTCACGAACGTCCGCAAGGGCCACGAGTCCGACGCGGGGTTCTACAAGGGCGAGCCCGCAGAGAAGCGGTAGTGCTCTTCGGCAAGTCGAAGCTCTACGAGCGTCTGCTCGTGGAGAAGGACGCGCACATCCGCATCCTGGTCGCCGAGATCGACTACCTGCGCGCGACGCGCGGGCAGCCGAGCCTCCCGGCCCGCATCACTCCCGGCGACACGCCGCTCGTGCTCCCCGACGGCAAGACCGCCGAGGTGGGCGACGGCGAGTGGCTGAGCGAGACCGAAGAGGCCGAAAAGATCGTCAGCGATCTCGGTCTCAGCAAAGTGCATCTGCCGGAGATCCTCGAAGGACTAGGGCTCGGCGTATCTGACCTGAGCTAGGGAAGGGAGGGCGTTTGGCGGACACCGCCCCCACGAACGCAGCGCCCGACCTCAGCCGCATCTCGAAGCTGACCGACGCCAAGTCGCTCGTCTCGAAGGTCCAGCAGATCCGCAACGCGCGGGTCAAGCAGGAGCGCGACTGGAAGCTCAACATGGCGTTCTACCGCGGCAACCAGTGGGTCTGGTTCAACCGTTACAGCGGCCAGGTGCAGTCCGTCCCGCAGCCCGATCAGGGCGACGGGCCGCGCTACCGCGTGCGCCTCACCTCGAACCAGATCCTGCCCGGCGTGCAGGGGCTGCTCGCGATGATGACCAAGACCAAGCCGGTCATCTCCGCGACGCCCGACTCCGGCGCTGAGCGCGACATCCGCGCGGCGCAGATGGCCGAGCAGCTCTACGAGTCCTGGTGGCGTGACCTGCACCTGAAGGCGAAGCTCCAGGAGGCCCTTCTCTGGTCGATCCTCGGGTCGGCCGGGTACTGGAAGATCTCCTGGGATCCGTTCGCGGGCAAGTCGATGACCTTCCTCGTAGGTCCCGACGGGCAGCCGATCAACGACCAGATACTCGCCGACATCTACCGCGACGAGCTGACCCAAGAGGGCCAAGATCCGCGGCAGTACGAGAAGACGGTCTACATGGGCGACGTACGTGTCGACGTGATTCCGCCCGACTCGCTGTTCGTGCTCGACGCCGCGCAGTCGTTCTCTGACTCGAAGGCCATCGTGTGCAAGCACCCGATGACGCCGGACGAAGTCAAGATGCGCTACGGCAAGGACCTGAACGCCACGACCACGATGGACGCCTGGGAGATCCCCGACGGCGTCCTCGGTCTCGGCTCGGGCTCCTCCAGCGGCGAGAAGGACGTGGTCGAGATCTTCGTCGGCTACTTCCCCCCGACCGCGATGCTGCCGAACGGCCGCTACGTCGTGTTCGCCGAAGACCCCGCGCTCATCCTCTTCGATGGGCCGTGGCCGTTCCCGACGCACGACATGCCGTTCGTGAAGTTCCCCGGCCCGCGCGTCCCCGGCTCCGTCACTGACGAGGCCGTCGTGACGCACGCCCGGCCGCTCCAGAAGGAGCTTAATCGCACCATCTCGCAGGTCGTGATGCACAAGAACCTGACGCTCAAGCCGCAACTCCTCGCGGCGCAGGGGTCACTCTCGCAACGCATCACCGACGAGCCCGGCGCGATCATCGAGTTCATGCCCATCGGCAACGTCGTGCCTCAGTGGCGCGAGATGCCGGGGCTACCGGCCTACGTCTTCCAGCACATGGACGGCATCCAGGGTCGGCTCGACCGGCTGTTCAACCTCCAGGCCGTGACGCGGGGCGATGTCCCGCCGAACGTCGAGGCTGGCATCGCCATCGACCTCCTCCAGGAGGCATCGGTCGACCAGATCTCCCCCGTCATCGGGGCGATGGAGGACGCGCTCGCACGCGCGGGCGACCTCTTGGTCCGGCTGGCGCAGAAGCTCTACACTGAGCCCCGGCTTATGAAGATCATCGGCCCCGGCGGTACGACGAAAGCCAAACGGTTCCTCGGCAGCGACATCGACGGCGGCTTCGGGTTCTACGCGGAGGCGGGCTCAGGCCTGCCTCGCACACGCGCGGGACGGCAGGCGCGGATCGAGTCGCTCATTCAGATGGGTGTGATGCGCGCCGACCAGGCGTGGAAGCACCTCGACGTGGCCGACCTCAAGGGACTCGCAGCGATCTTCGCTGCCGACGAAGAGCAGGCGTACCGCGAGCACGACAAGCTGACGAAGGGCGATCCGATCAACCCCGAGGCGATGCACGATGCCATCGAGGCACTCGATCAGGGCATGAACCCGGAGACGGGCCAGCCGCTGGGGCCGCAGGACAACCCGCAGCAGATCGTGCAGAACGCGGCGCTCAAGCCTCTCTCGTTCGAGAACTACCAGACGCACCTCGACACGCACGCGCTGTACATGAAGAGCGTCGAGTTCGAGGCACTACCACCGGACGCCCAGGAACGGTTCATCGACCACTGGGAGTCAACACTTCACGTCATGCTGTCACTGCCGAGTAGGCCCGACCCGCAAGCTGTGCGCACCACCATGCAGCTCAAGGGTACGGTCGACCCGGAGACCGCGTCGCAGATCCTCTTCCGCGGCGGTGTCCCCGAAGCGAACGCGCAGAACCTTGCGCAGCCGCCTCTGGAGACATGGGTCACGAGTGACACGGCTGATCCGCAGGTTCAGGCGGCGGGTAACAACCCGCTGGACGACGCCGAGCAGCTTCAGTCGATGCAGCACGCAGAAGAGCAGCACCAGATGCACGTCGCGAAGACCGCGGCGGACATCACACTGGCGCAGAAGCGGACGGAGCAGCTCGGTAAGAGCGCTCCTCCACGGAAGTAGGGCGGCCTCCTCATGGCGGGGAAGTCGCCCTACTCCGATTCGGACAGGGCGACGGTCTACACGACGTTGCTCTCGAATGACGGCAACGTGAAGCGCACTGCGCGCGACACGGGCGTCAACGAGACGACTGTCCGGCGCTGGAAGGCTGAGTTCGAGACCAATCCCCCGCCCGTCGAGGCGGTAACGGAAGCGGTCAACAGCTTCGTTGAGGACGCCAAGCGCGTGCGCAACAAAGCCGTGAAAGAGATCGAGCGTCAGATCGACGCGGGACTGTTCAAGGGCGCAGCCCTGGTCACCGTGGTCGGGGTGCTCGACGACAAGATCACGCGCGTGGAAGGCCCGGTCAACAAGACCCAGGTCGACCACGTTCACCATCTGCCCAGTGCGGACGACGCGCGGGCGCTCATGTCCGGCCTCCTCAACGGGGCCATCGAGAGCGGCCGTATTCGCCAGGCAGAACTCGTTGACGCAGAGCTGGTCATCGAGGAAGCAGAGTTCAAAGCGTTGCCCGCAGGCTCCTAGACAGACCCGCGGGCGACACCCTGTCTAGGAGGGTCACGTTCCACACAAAGATCCAGAGGCGCGCCGCGAGTATCAGCGCGCCTACCAAGCGGATCCCGCTGTTCGCGCGCTCCGCAATCAGTACCAGCACGAGTACCGCGACGCTAACCGAGCACTGCTCAACAGCAAGCGCCGGGAGCGGCACGTCAATGACGCGGAATGGCTCAACACGACGTTCAAGTCACGGTCGTGCGAGAAGTGCGGTGGAACGTATCCGCCCCATGTTCTTGATTTTCACCACCGCGATCCCTCGACTAAGAAGTTCGCGCTGAGCACCAAGTGCCTCGGCCGCAGTCGTGAGTCGATTCGCGCCGAAGTCGCTAAGTGCGACCTTCTATGCGCGAACTGTCATCGGATCGTCGAGTACGGAGAGCAACCCTGTCCGGGGACTCTTCCCACTACTTAGGAGAACCATTTGTCCGAACTCGCAACTGAAGGGACTGTCACTCCGACGCCGGAGGAAATGCACCAACGTGGCCTAGAGGCCGCCGCGGCGCTACCGACCGAGCCGAGTACAGCAACCCCGACCGAAGCGACTCCCGAAGGGACGCAGGTAGCTGACGCTGCAACTTCCGTCGAAGAGATGGCAGACAGCTTTACGCGACTTGATCCCAGCACCATCCCGGCCGAAGCCCGGCCGTTCTACGACTCGATGCAGGCGGACTACACGCGCAAGATGCAGGAAGCCGCCCCGTATCGGAAGCTGGCCGAAGAAACCGGCCTTGACGTAGACGGACTCAGGAACTCGGCCGAGTTGTACGCAGCACTTCAGGATCCTCAGCAGATCGTGCAGTTCCACTCGGAGCTGACCGACGCTCTCAGGGCGCAAGGACTGACGCAGGCGGAAGCCACCGCGGCAGCAACCACACACGTCCAGGAGACACTGGCTGGCGGGGAGGACTTGTCCTCTCTCGATCCCGAGGAGCAGCGCATTCAGGCTCTTGAGGCCCGGCTCGCATCCTTCGAGCAGCAGGCCGCGAGCGAGGCCGAGGTACGACAGAACGAGATTCGCGCAGGGCAGATCATCGCACGGCTCAACCAGGAAGAGCAGCTCATCAAGGAGCAGAATCCGACCTGGACGCAGGAGGACATCGACGGCAGCTACAAGCTCGCCGCGTACTTCGGTGGAGACCTTGTTGCCGGTGCGAACGCCTACGCGGAGATCACCTCGGCACATCTCACACGAGTCCTGAACGGCAAGGGCGCAGCGCAGAACAACCCTGCACTGGCTCCGCTTCCGGCGGCAGTGCCCGGTCTTTCGCGCGGCATGGACTTCGGTGGTGACCTCGACGCAGCTCACAAGGCTGCGATGGCCGCCGCGAAGCTCCTGCCCTAGCACTCCCCCTCGATCCGCCGCGGGGTTCTTCGCAACTGCAACCCCACGGGAGTAACAAGTGGCATTTCCTTCCATCGCCACGACGCTCGACCCGATCCTCAAGGAGTTCTACATCGCTCCTGTTGTTGAGCAGCTCAACAACGAAGTGCTCGTCTTCCAGCTTCTGGATGCGAGCGACGAGGAACTGGTCGGTCGTCGGGCCATCGTCCCGGTGCATTCGCGCCGCTCGGGCGGAATCGGCGCACGCGCCGAGTACGGCACCCTGCCGGTCTCATCGGCACAGGGCTACGCGAACGCGATCTACCAGCTCAAGTACCTGTACGGCCGCGCTCAGATCTCTGGGCCGGGCGTCGAGCTGTCGGCGGATCCGCGCGGGGCATTCCTCCAGGCCTTCAAGGCCGAGCTGGACTTCCTCCGCAACGACCTGACCATCGACCTGGCTCGCCAGGTCTACGGTGACGGTACGGGTGCTGTCGTGGCATTCGCCACGCAGGGCGCAACCGTGACGCCGACCCTGGTGTCCTCGGAGCCGCTGCGCAAGGGCTTCTGCTACATCAACCAGGTCCTCGACATCGGTACCGCTGCGAACGGCTCCTCGCTGAACGCGGCTGACCTGGTGACGGACGTGAACATCGCGACCCCGTCGATCACGCTGGCGACGATCACTGGTGGCGGCCTGACGGCCGGTACCAACTTCGGCTACGTCGCGGGCAACGTGTCCTCGACGGGCACCGTCAACGAGATCGACAACGGGATCTCGAAGCTCGTGTCGGCCACGGCTGGCCTGACTGTCGGAACGATCAACTCCGGCGGCGCGGGCAACGGCTACTGGGACAACCTCCGCGACACGACCGGCGGCGCTGTTTCTCTGGACAACATCCAGAAGAACATCAACCAGGTCAAGGTCAACGGCGGCCAGATTGGCGTCATGCTCTCCTCGCTGGGCATCCAGCGGCAGACGTTCAACCTGATGCAGTCTCAGGTTCGCTACGTCACCGAGCCCACGAAGCTCAAGGGTGGGTACGAGGCCCTGAGTGTCGGCGGGTACGACCTCGTCGGCGACAGGCTCGCTCCGTTCGGCGCGATCCGGATGCTCGACAAGCGGTTCATCAAGATCTTCAGCAACAGGGATTGGCACATGCTGGACCAGGATGGTCTGTCGACCCGGTGGGTCACGGATCAGGATGCCTGGCAGGCGGCCCTTGCTCGTTACATCAACTTGGGTGTTTCACGCAGGAACACACATTTGGTCATGAGTGGGCTCACCGATACCACGGGCTTCTAGCCACTAGCTGAAGCACAAGTTGAGGGGCTGGAGCCTGAACCTCCAGCCCCTCTTCTACTCACCCTGTCAGGAGGGTTTCTCTGAAGACCTGCGCCCGGTGCGGCGTCGCGAAGTCGCGCGCTGATTTCGGCAACAACAGGAGCCGTTACGACGGACTCCAGACTCACTGCAAGGTCTGTCGCTCGGCGACGTACCGCACGCACGCGCTCGACCACCGGCTTCGCAGCCGCGGGGTCACTCACGAGGAGTACGAGCGCATCGCAACCCGCGCGGAAGGTCGTTGCGAGATCTGTCAGTCAGAACTCGACCCATTCGACGGACTGAACGGCTTGGTCATCGACCACACCGACGACCGACCCTTCGGTCAACGTGGGCGCGGCCTGCTCTGCAACTCCTGCAACCTCGGCATCGGACTGTTGAAACACAGTCCCGAGCGTCTGATGGCTGCCGCTGAGTACGTGAGCAAGTTCTGAGGCTTCCGCCCGGTGCGCCTAAAGCGCCGGGCACCTTTTCTTGTTTCACCATCCGCCTTCAAGGAGGCCCATGTCCTCATCGAACGAGATCGTCGGGCGCGTCGCTCAGGAAGAGCAGCGCCTCTACATCCCCGGCCAGGGCTTCGTCGACTTCCGTCTGCGCAAGGCCACGAAGGCCGTCAGCGACTACGACGACCGCCTAATCCTCGCCCTGCACGAAGGCACGGGCGACTGGGTCGCGTTCATCCAGCTCGGCCCCGACCGGATGTTCCCGGTCATCGGCTTCGGCAAGGAGTTGCCCGAGCCCACAGAGATTCGCGAGATCCTCGAACGGCACGACACGCACCGCCACGGCGACAAGCTGCTCCGTCAGATCCAGGAGACGAACGACAGGATCCAGGCCGAGAAGCGCCGGGCTGCGGACGACGCCATCGAGGAGACCGCTGAGTACGCGGAGTGGGGCATCGCGCGCCACATCGGCAGCACGTCAAAAGTCTTCATTCCTTAGACCGCATTCGGAGGTCCCATCAGATGACGCTCTTCAACCCCATCGACGTGATGGGACCTGCACACCGTGGCGCACAGGTTCAACAGCTCGCACAGAACGCTGCTCAGAACGTGATGCGCCGCCAGAAGATGCGCGCCCTGCTTCAGCGCGGCGCGGCCGGTGCCGCACAGCGTGGCGGGGGTCAGCAGATCCACAGCTCGCTGCGTGAGCATCCGACCTCTCTTCGTGGTCTCTCGCTGCGCGGGGGTCCTGGCGCGGGCATCGGTAACGGCGTCGGCAACGGCTTCGGACACCCCGCGGACGTTGGCGCGTACAGCTCGGGCGGCGGTGGGTACGACTACCCGTCCATCCCCGATCCGACCGACCCAACGCAGTCTCCGGCTAGCACCGCTCCTGGTCCGGTGGCCGACGCACTTCCCGCCCCCGCGTCCCCCGGCCCTGTATCTCCCGGACCTTCGCTGCCCGCACCCTATGCACCCGCGGGAACGTTGGCACCCACAATCGCGTCTCCGACAGGCGGCACCGAAACGCTGACCTCGCCCAGCTCCGACTTCTACCGGACTGACCCCTCCAGCGGTGGAGCGATTCACCTCGGCAACGGACTCTACTACGACCCCTCGACGGACAGCGTCGTCGGATCCAGTGACCTCGGCGGCAACGCCAGGCGGCCCGGAGCGCAGCTCTAGACGATGACCGTTCAGGAGATCATCGACGCGCTCAGCGACTACGGGTTCACGGATACGACCTCGATCCGCAAGCTGGAGAAGATCAACGCCGCCCTCTGGGATCTCTCCTCGCGCGAACCGTGGCCGTTCCTGGAGCAGTCCATTGACCTGACGTTCGACGGCACGAATCCGTACCCGTCGAACGCGCCGGTCGACCTCCAGTCCGTGCTCGACATCGTGCGCCTCGACACTGGCACGAAGCTCCAGCCTGTCCGCCTCCAAGAGGCCGACGAGGCGATGTCTCTCCTGCTCACGCAGGCGGGGACGCCGTACTACTACTACTTCATCGGCTCGCAGCTCCGGGTCGCGCAGGTTCCCTCGGCGAGCACGACGCTGCGGATGCGCTACACGCGCCTCCAGCCGAAGGTCCTCCAGACCGACATCGAGTCGGCGATCCTGCTTCCGAAGGAGCACCACGAGGTGCTGCTGCTCGCGACGCTCGTGAAGCTGTACGACCTCGAAGACGACACCGACCTCTCGGTGCGCTTCCAGCAGCTCTACGAGAAGGGTCTTCAGGACATGCGCAGCTCGATCTGGATGCGTCAGTACGACCGGCCCGACCACATCAAGATCACCGACCGCTACGACGACTTCTACGACTAGACCGCCGGAAAGGGGGTAGCGCATGGCTTCCTCCTCGGGCATCCCCGGCATCAGCATCATCCCGGCCTCCGGGCTCACCACGCAGACGTTCGACGGTATGCCCGGCGGCATGAACCTCGCCCTCCCGGCGCAAGAGATTGACGACACCGAGGCCCGCTACCTCCAGGACGTTCTGGTCGACCGGCCCGGCCTCACCCGGCGCAGGGGCCCGGTCGTCGCCGTGTCCGGGCTCGCCGTGCTCCCGCGCAAGGGCTCCGCTCTCATCGCCGCGCTCAACCCCACGGGCGCGTCGCGCTTCGGCGTCCTGACCGGCGACAACTCGAACGGCTACCTGACCGTGTACGACTCGACCCTCTCCACGACCGTCGACCTCGCGTGGCCGCACCCGCTGCCGACCAACCCCGGCGGTGGCGCGAGCTACCGGCTGATCGACGCGAAGCCCGCCATGCGCGGGGGTGCGTGGATTGGGGTCTCCTCGGCCTACGACGCCGCAGCTCCGAACCAGGCGCTTGGCCTGTGGTACGGCGGCACGAAGGCGAACGCGACCATCACGGTCACCGGCACGCGCGGATCGACCACGGTCACCGGCACTGGCTTCACCGCGGGCGTCGACACAGGCATGTTCCTGTTCGCCGACACGGACGACCCGTACACGCAGGCGTACATCGGCGTGGTCAAGTCGGTCGACTCGAACACGAGCCTCACGCTCGTCGCCGTGTCCGGCTACACGATCACCGCGCGCACCGGCACCTTCCAGTCCCTCCGCGGGCTCGCCCCGAAGGTCGCCAAGGGTCACCTGACCACGGACGTGGCCGCCGCGACCGTGACCGGGGGCTCGACTAAGTTCCGCTCGCAGAAGCTCGACGCGGGCACCGTGCTGAACGGTACGCCGACCAACGCGAGCGCCGTCATCACCGGCATCAGCTCGACCACCGGACTGACCAAGGGGATGCCCGTAACCGGCACGAACATCGGTGCCGCCGCGCGCATCCTCTCCGTCGACAGCTCGACGCAGGTCACGCTGACGGTCGTCTCGACTGGCTCGCCGGGCTCGGTCGCGCTCACCTTCAAGGTGCCGTGGGATCTCTACCGCGCGAGCGACATGACGTGGATCGGAACCGTGCTCAGCGTGCAGTCCGAAGTCGGGCTCACCCTGCTCGCGAACGCCGCGATCTCGCTCGCCGACGAGGCATACGTCGCGGTGCGCGCCGATGCGAACTTCTCCCTCATCACCACTGGCACGACGCAGAAGGTCGGGTTCATCTCGGCCAACTACGCAGACCGGCAGTGGTACTTCAACAACGGCGCGGACTTCGCGAAGACCTCGCGCGGCTGGTTCTCCGACACGGCCGACCCCGAGATCATCGACATGAGCGACTTCGACGGCGACTGGATCGACGTGGTCTCCACCTCGAACGTGAACGAGCCGATCCGCGGCGCACAGGCTGCCTACAACGGGCTGCTCATGTTCAAGGAGACCGAGACGTTCATCGTCGGCGGCTCCTCCCCCTCCAGCTTCAACGTGCGCAAGCTCGAAGACGACGGCGCGATCAGCGGCGGCTCGATTCAGGCATACGCGGGCGGTGTCATCTGGGCGGGGCGCGAGGGCATCCACTTCTACGACGGGATCCAGGCACAGAACCTGACCGCCGCGAAGCTGGGCGACTACTGGCGCAACACCATGCGCACGTTCGACCCGACCAAGTACCGCATGTGGTCGATGGTCGACCGCGACCACTACATGCTCTTCATCGAGAGCATCGCACCGACAGTGGCCGTCGTAAAGGGGAACGTCTCCACGACCCCGACGAAGTACACCATCGCGATCAACATGATCTCGCGTGCGGTGACCACGTTCACGAACCTGGACATCCGCGGCTCGGCGAGCATCCCCGGCTCGGCTGGGCGCACAATGTGGTACCTAGTCAACGACTCGTCGAAAGCGATCATCTGCGACGGCGAGGCGCTCTTCAATCAGGAGGGCGTCGACTCGATTGTCTGTGACGGCTCTGCCGCGGCCGGGCCGGACTTCTACGTCGAGTCCAAGAAGTACGACGCGGGTGACGGACTCCGGCTCAAGCGGTTCAAGCTGCTCATGGTCTGGTACCTCGCGCAGGGCGACCTGATGAAGGTCGACGTGGTGCTCGGACTCAACGACATCGGGCAGACGCTGACGGGGAACTTCCCTGTCTCCGGCTTCACCTGGGACACGCTCCGCGGACAGATCGGTACATGGGACGCGCTGAAGGCGCAGTTCGCAACATGGTCTGCCGTCGTGCAGTCCGTGTTCGTGCCGAAGCGCGTGCGCTTCCAGAAGAAGAACCAGTACATGGCGTTCCGCCTGTACCAGAACTCGGCGTCCGTGACGCGAATGCAGATCGGGCCGTTTCAACTGGGGTACAAGCTCCAGCGCGCCGGGCGGCTCTAGTGCCGCAGCCCGCTGACACCATCGGGGGCATGTCCTCCTCCGACCTTCAGAGGACGATTCGGGAGGCGATCAACGTCTATGCCCCCGACCACCTCGGGGGTCTGACGGTCGACGACCTGATCGTGGCCGGGACGCTCACCGTCCAGGGCTCGATCATCCTCAGCCGCTTCCTGAACATCAACGTGGTCGGCGCATCCGGTCAGGCCGGGTACGCAAACGCGTGGGTGAACGGCGGTGCTCCGTACTTCCCCGCTGCGTACACGCGCAGCGCGGACGGCTGGGAGCGTCTCCGCGGGGCAGTCAAGAGCGGCACGCTCGGGCTGGCAGCCTTCGTGCTGCCGCCGGGGCATCGCCCGTCCTCCACGTCGCGCCACTCGGTCGTCTCCAACGGCGCGTTCGGGATCGTCGACATCACGTCGGCCGGTCTCGTCATCCCACAGTCACCGTCGAGCAACGTGCTCGTCTCTCTCGACGGCATCCAGTTCAAGGCCGCATAGGCAGAAGGAGGTGAGTCATTCCGACTGACGCCACCGGAGCACCTACTTCGCTCGGGATCAGGAAATACAATACGTCCGTTGACGCACCGTCCGGTCTCGGCTTCAACGGGGCGATGGACGACATCAACACCCTCCTTGTCGCGCGCCCAGCGGGCACTCTCGCGCCTGGCTACGAGTTGGCTTACGCGGAGATCACCGCCACGGTAAACGTCGTGTCAACGACGGAGGCGACAGGGACGTTGATCGTGACCGCGCCCGCTTTCACGGCGGATGGCTCCTCGCCTGTGGTTGTTGAGTTCTTCTCGCCTGCGTTGACTTCTCCGGCGGTGGCGGGCGGTTACTTGATCGTCAGCCTGTTTGAGGGGGCCACGCAGATTGGCCGGATGGGCGCGGTAGTCCCCCCGACTGCCGCGAACCTGGCTGTCCCGGCGTTCACACGGCGGCGCTTTACGCCATCTGCGGGTTCACATACTTATTCCATCACGGCGGTCGTGTCGGGTACGACGGGCACGCCGAGCGTTGGCGCTGGTGTTTCGGGCACGGTCGGGTACATGCCCGCCTACATCAGAATCACGAGGGCCTAAGTGCCTGCTGAGACGCAGTGGTCCGGCTACCCCAGCTCTGCCGCAGGGGCGGCAACCCCCGCGCCCCCGAGTGGATCCGCGGCGAGCACCGTCGCTCCGGGTTCGGTCGACGCGGCACAGCAGTACGCCGGGGCGAGTGACGCCTACAAGCGCGCGCTCGTCCGCTTCAACGCGCAACGCACGGGGCTGCTTCAGCAGTACGGCTACAAGGGGAGTATCGACCCGACCACCGGGATGCTGACGAACCTTGGCGTCGACACCGGCAACGTGCATGGGCAGCTTCAGGAGCTGCTCGGCTCACA